GGCAATATTGTTTCGTATTCGTTCATTTTGGCGTTCTTTCATCTTCTGGTCTGTATGGCGGAAATAAATTGGGCCATTGATGTCTGGCTCGTAATTCATAAATATCATGTCTGATATTTTTTACATCTTCGCTTATCTTATATGAAATAAAAGTCATTATGAGTACCAACATCATAATGATAATCATATTAAACAAAATAACTGCTTTAAATAACTTATCGTTTTCGTTCATTTTTTTTGCCTTGTTCTAGCCAAAGATCATGCATCATTAGTCTCCAAAGGGTTGTGGGGCTTTTTTTCTACTATTTTCCAGCCGAAACTTTCAATATCGTTTTTTATTTGTTCTGTAATTGTTCCTTCGCTTACATAGGGTGCGTCTCGACCAATTCCAGAACAATACCAATCGATATAGTCACCGTGTTGGTTGAGGTTGGCAACGATACCTCCTGCGTGTCTCCATGAGCAGTGCCATGTGATTCCGTCTTTGACAAAATCATTATTACAGAGTGCTGCGTACAAATTTTGGCTATATTCTTTGCTGGTTTGACATTTAAACACGATTGCATTTGATGATCTTAGATCATTTTCTAAGGAAAGTTCTTCGCTGGGGATTGCATCTTTTTGTCGTGCTTCGTCCCACATTTTTTCTAGTTTATCGAAAACTTCTTGTGTCATATGTCCTTCTTCGAATTGTTTTTTTTGATTATTTCTTTGAAACGTGTACCGATCTGGGCTTGTGGAGTAGAATTCGCTCATATTATTTTAATTTTAAGAGTGGATTACAATTAACGCCGCATTTATCTGTTAGGTGAAATTCGATTGTGTTATCGTATAATTCGTAGTGTGATATTGAGTATTGTGACGCTGCATATTCAATATACACATCTGGAATGTCGTGTTCGAATAGGTGTTCGCCAAGGTTTATTATTTTAAGTAATTTATTTGAATCTACTCTATGTTCCAGATCGTTTGCTACCCAGAGTTGCAGTACGCATTTTTCAGTTTTTCTTTTTGTTGTGCTGCAGTCTACAAAAACTCTATTTTCTTTGCCTATTTCGGTTATATAAAAATTTTTTGGTATTTCTTCATTGTCTATAATGAAGCAAATGTTTTGATTTGGCTCAGAAATAACTTTTTTTAATTCTATAAGGTTCATATTATGACATTCTAGCTAAAATGTCTTTAAAAAGCAATAGCGTTAGGTTATTTTTTAATAAGGGCTTCAGAAAATTCAATTAATAATTTTTCTGGTGGTTTTTTGATTGGGTTTAAGTTTTTATGATCGCACATATAATTAAGTGGACCGTTAGCTTTGCATCTTTTTTTTAGGAAGTTTAATTACTTCATTTCTGGGTAGTTGTCCTATGAGTTCGATTCTGTTGTAATTGTGTGGATTTACACAAGCAAGCATATATGTTTGTATTTCTTCGTGGTCGTGTTTAACTTCTGCTCTGAGCCAAGGATCTTTCCAATATGTTGTGGATTTAACTTGGGTGATACCGTAGTGGGGCAGAAAAAGGTCTTGGCCATCATCGCCGTGATCTTCAAATATTCGTCTATCGATATCGAAATAATGAGCCACTGCTAACTCAGCAACCATTCCTATAACGTGGGCTTCAAGTGATTGGCGGGTTATTTTTCCGCCGGAATATGTCATTGCGCCGAATCTTTTTTCTTTTTTATTTATTAATTCGGCAATTTTTTTTAATTTCATTTATTTTTTCAAATGATAGTTCAACTTTGATCTTTTGTTGTAATCATATTTTTATTTTATTTGAATATAATGTTTGTCGTTTGATTTTGGAACATTAGTGCAAGACCAATAAAAAATATTTTTTTACGTCTTTGAATATAATAATGACATTCTGTTTCGTCTGTATATTTTCTTTCAGAATCAATTAATTTTAGTGAAATTGTTAATACAAAAAGAAAAATAATATCTACAATTGTAAATTCATCCATATAAATTTTATTTTTAGAAGCGCCAGCCGGAGTCGAACCGGCATGATACGGATTTGCAATCCGCTCCCTAGCCTTTCGGGTCATAGCGCCGCGAAAGGCTGATTGTACTAAAATTTTCTAAGAAATCAAAATCAATTCATTTAATTCTGTGGTCAGGCTGTATCCTTGCTCTGTTTTAATTGAATTTACTTGAATTGGAGTTGGTGTTGGAGTTGGTGTTGGAGTGTTAGTTGGATTTATTATAGGCTTTATAATAACAAAAACATTTTCTGGTGCTGCAAAAAACTTGCTATTAAAAAGTCTTTTTCTTAATCCGCTTGTTAACTTATAGTGACCTTGGCCTCTTTTTATTTTCATATAACTATTTATTGCAAAAACAAATGAAAAAAAACTAAATAAATTTACGCCAAATGCAAATTGAATTTCGAACTAAAAATACATAAATATATTAATAATATTTTTAAATGATAATCAACAACAAGGAGTATAAAATGATCAAATTCAACCCGCCATTAGATGTAGCAGTAAAAGAAAAAACAATTAAAGTTTCTGAATTGCCTTTAGTTATTGTTGATGTTCAAAGAATTAGAGTATGCAGGGCTCAATCTAGTCCATTTTTCAAAACATTAAATTTGTGGGAAGGCGATGCTTATGATGCCATCGGCAACTATACGCAAGAGCAAGCCGAAGCAAGATTTTTGGAATTGTTAGGTGATAATCCAGCAGTTGAATTGGCTAAATTGTATGTTGAACCACAAGCCAAATGAATTTAAACTAAAGGAATAAAAAAATAGGAGAAAATATGGAAACCTTGTATTTTAACGGTGCAGTTGATAGTAACTGGACCACTTTGGGTAACTGGTGGATGGATGATGCGTTTACCGTTCCGGCGACGAGTCTGCCGACGAGTATTGATAGCGTAATCGCCAATGCGAACATTACGGCCAGCGGTCAGACGGTGGCTAATTTTGACTTGCTGTTTAACTCTGCACTGAACGGCGATCTAACCGTCACCGGCAACGCCACTTTCAACGGTTATTCAGGCAACAACGACGGCTACGTCACCGCGCGCAACAACTTCTACGGCCTCGTCAATGGCGACGCTACGTTTCGCGGATCGGCCTACAACAAGTCCAACATCGGCGGAAACGTCATTCTGGCCTACGAAAAAGGCATAAACGGTTCCTCAATCCTTGGAATAGTCTAATGCCAATTTATTTAAAAGGTAATATGCTAAATAGAAGAGGCAGGGGAATAAATGGATCTGGCCTGCTAGGAATTGTATAAAAGGAGGAGAATTTTACGCCTTCCAGAATTAGGGGATGGGATGAATGGTGGTAAAATCACACACTATATATGGTGCCGTTCAAGAAAGCTGGAAGTTATACTCAAGCACAAGCTGAAGCCATAATTTTAGAAGTATTAAAAAAAGACATTGCCAAGAGCTTATTAGACTTGCATGTGCCTCTTCCAAATCCAAATCCAAAAACAAAAACAGAAACAGAACCTGCTAAAAAATAAATAAAGCAAACCCCGAATGCCTCCTAACTAATGCACACTTTTCGGGGTCTTTTTTATTAATTCTTCTATTACAGATAATATTTTATTTTTTAATTGATTGTGCCCAAATTCTTCTATTTTAGATTTAGAAATTTCACATTCTGATTTATATGAATAAACACCCAACAAGTCTACGGCTTTATCAATGTCTGTGGGCTTAATTTCTGTTAGAGGGAACAATAATTTTTGAACCTCACTATGACACCCTATGCAAATTGCTCTTGCTGCTGCTGCATCTAACTGGAACCTGCCCCAAGTCATTCTATTGTCCATAGATAAATGAGCATAGCATCTAGCAGCTTCCTTTAAATATTCGATCCAAGGAACACTATTATGAATAGTCCAATTTTTAATATTAAAAGTATTTTTTAATTCTAATAATAATTGAGGATCTGAATATGAATGAAAATGCAGTTGTGGAGACTTCTGCATGACTCTTAGTGTTCCAGTAATATTTCCTTCGCTAGATGTAGATCTAGATAGATTTACACAAACTCTTCCTCGCTCTTTTTTTATTCCCTTGGTAATAAATAAAGCTGTCTTAAAACAATAAGCTGGTCTGAAAAGATAGGTTGGCTTATTAAATATGTTGTAGAAGTCGATAAGCTGTTCAGTGTGAACAAGAAAAGCATCAAATCCAACTTTATTTAAATATTCAAGATACCAATCAGTATTAATTACTCCAAATCCAGCTTCTTCTATTCCAATAAGAATTTTCCAATTAGGAGACTTTTTACAACCTTCTGGTCGATGTGGCGGCAAACTTGATATTACAACATCATATTCGTTTTGTTGCTCTTCATCTAAATTATGCCAAACTCCATCCAAGGCGTATGCTATATTTTCATACCCACTGCCTTGAATAGTTTTGTGATAGGTTGTATTTCTGCCGAAAGAGCCGAATATTATTTTCATCTAATTCCTAGAAAATATCCGATTAAGAAGGCCAGAATAACAATGCCAATAGAATAAATATTATGTTTTAATTTTCTATCAATCAATTTTGACCGCCTAAATAATCAAATTCAGAAATTGAAACCATTCCAGTTCTTATTGATTTTTCTCTTGTTATTCTTTTGCCAAGAGCCTTTTGAGCATTCCAAGTTATAGCCTTGCAATAAGTAATAAACTTAGAATCCATTTTTAGTGGAGCACTCTTGTCTGGCCTCTCTTTTATTGGTACTAAGCACTTAACTAGCTTGTCTAGCATTTTTTCTTGATGAGGACCAAACTTTTGACAATTTGCCCCATGCCTTGTTTTGTTTTTCCACAAATTAATCAATTGCTTTATTACAGACTTTATAAATTCATCATTTGCGTATTTCTTACAAAGATTAAGAGCATTTTCGATGTAGCATTGTCTTTTGTAATAACTTGCAGCACGTAGCAATGCTATTCTCATATCTTGAGCTATATCTTCTTGGCTATCTGTGTGGTTATTCTTTGTGTTCTTTTTTAGAAGCTGCCATGCTTGATATTCGCATAGCTCTCCGAATTTACTATTTAGCAAAAGATATTCTTCTTCTGTTACAGGGAACGCATTTTGAATTGTTTTCATATTTTAATTTTCTCCTTTATATTATTCAAATTATTTAAACTAGATCCAAATTTACAAGAAACTCTTAGCCTTAAACCAGGAAACATTTCGTCTTTGTCTTCCAAAGCTTTTTTAGCAGAAATATACACATCTTTTAATTTATTTTTATCACAAGACAGAATGTATCCGTCATGCACATGAATGCATAATTTAGCCTTGTCTTTAATTGAATCGTAAAGTTCAACTAGTTTTTTTAAACAAATCATATTGGATGGGGATTGAATCGAAAAATTTTTTATTTTATAAAACTCTGACTCAAACTTTCTACGTCTACCGAAAATATCTGTTGCAAAATTGTTGCTATCGACTACTTGGGAATCCACCCAAGAAAAAGCAACGGGAAATGTCTGTCTAAGTTTATATATTAGTTTCTCGGCAGAATTTTCTGAAATGCCTAGTCTTTGCGACAAAGAATACGCTTTTTGCCCGAATAATACGGGCAAAAATATATTTTTACAAATGTTTCTTTGACTCTTATTGGCCTCCTGTTTAGTTAAACTAAACCATATTGACTTATATAAGTCAATATTAGAATTAACTATTTTAGTTAGTTCTGGGTCTTTGGTCATCCATGCCAAAGCAGAAACTTCCATGTGTTTAAAGTCAAAAGAAACAAAGAAATCAGAATCGCTCTTTAGTCTAATGCTTTCTTTTTCTTTCTCTCCCAAAGAATGAGGCATAAAACAATCTTTTAGATTTTTTAAAGTCTTCATTCTTCCATTGGCTTGTCCTTCTAACTCATAATAAGAATACACAATTTTCTTGTTTTTATAGTCAACTAAACCATTGGTTTCTATGCTCGGAATCACCTTAGAAATTAAAGGCCAATAAATTTTGTCGTAAAAATTTTCAAAGTTATTCCACCTGTCTGTGCTTTTTATATAATCAATGAGAAAAATAGCTTCTTTCAAAGAACTTGGCTTTTTCTTTGGCAGAGAAAAATAAGAACACAATACATTTAAGTCATAAATTTTATTAGAATTAACTTCAATTGAAGTTCTTTTTTTGAAAAAAGAGAAAAAATTCTTTACGTTCCAAGAGATTAATTTAGAGTTTTTTGTGTAGAAATAAAAACTAGCTGCGATGTCTTCTATGTCTTTTGAGTTATAAAGTTCAATTGTAGACTTTTGTCCATTTGAATAAATAAGCAATTTTACAGGATCGCTTTTGGTCCAATCTACAAAATCAGAATCAAAATGAAAAAATACCTCTTTGTCTCTTAAAGACTCTAAAATATCAGCAATTTCTGGCATGCTAAGATTGTATGTGTTTTTTTGATATTAATCTAGATGAGACTTTCTTACACTTACCTTTATTTCTCTTTTTAAGAATAGAAAAAATTACATTTTTATCAACTGTTTGATCATTATAAAATTTAGCAATAGATTCTTTAATCGAAATGTTAAATTTCTTTGATAATCTTTTAATATTTCTTCTATGTTTTTTATTCATATTTAATACTAATTATAGAAAGGGGGCGTATTCCCTGAGGACCCTTATATCTCAAAGAGTTAATTCTGATTAACTAGAATTAACTATGATTAATTAGGATTTTGGGAATTTTGTTTTTATTTGATCTCATCTTTTCAGTTTCCTCGTTAAGATATACTAACACACTTTTTTTATTCTGTTAAAGGTTGTCCTTTTTTGACCATGACCCAACGCCCCGTTGACAGATCATAATACTGTCTGGTTACATGGAAAAACCCGTAGGAAAAAAGTGCTTTCTATCAAAACAATTCAGCCCTGAGTAACATCCCTTTTGGGGATCTACTAACAATTTGTTAGTTGGCTTAGAAACACTAGGGGAGTTTTTAACCCTTGTGATTTCAAGATCAAATTTACTCAAAGTTCAAAGTAAATAGTTATTGTGGTTGACAACATTGTATTGGTTTATGATAATATAGTCAACAACAAAAAAAATATGAATGATTTAGAATTAATTCTTAAGTATAAAATGAACGACATTGAAGCAAAGTCTTACAAACTTTGTCTCATGTATGAGGAATTATGTCTTAAAGAATTTCCAAATGAAAGACATATTAAATTATCTAAAAAAAGTGATCCTAGAAAAACAACTATTTTTAAATATTGTTACAAACTATTAAAAGAAACAAAGGGAATATTTGAAGAAAAAGATTATTATCTTTACATATTGGCTCAATTTCAAGTATTAAAATTAATTAAAGAAGGAAATATCCATGCTCTTATTGAACCACAAATATTGGTTGGAGATAAAGCATGGAAAAGATGGAAAATATGGAAAAAAATATATGATAAAAAAATGAATTCTTTAAATACGTCTCAAGATCTTGGAATTGTTTCAAGTGAAAGTAAATTAAAAATACAATTAAAAAATACTCATAAGTTTTTGAAAAAGAATAATTGTTTAACTGAAGTTGAAATAAAAGATAAAATAACTGATCTTTTAAGATGGATAAAGACCGGGCAAGTTTCTCCTTATTATGTGATTCTTAGTCCTAATTTATCAAAAATTAAAGTAGATTTAGATGTTGCTTTGTATAAACCTTCCATAACTCCTTCTATTGAAGAATTTTTTAAGAAAGAATTTAGTGATGAAATTTAAAAAAAGCATATTTGAAAAGCAAGAAGAAGTTATTAATGATAATATTTATAAAATAAAAATATATAAAAGTTCCAATAACATATGGTGCTTTGATAAAGATAATAAAACTTATGGGATGACTCCTGCTTTAATTGCTCAAATGAGTTTGTCCCCTTTAGTTGCATCAACTGATTTAATAATAAAAACTATATCTGAACTAAAGCAAATTAAAAATCCCTCAAAGGGCTTTTATGTTTATTTTTCAAAAGATATTTTTTACGACTGTGATTTTAGCTTAGAGTTAAGAGATTCTTTATTAGATGGTTGGATTTATGAAGCCTCTTCTGAAAACTTTAAAATAGATAAAGAACAAAAAGTTTGGGCTTGCTCTTATTTAAAGCTTTATTTTAATGAACCACCAAAAAATATTTATATATTAATAAAAGATTTAGATGAGAACTAGCATATCCGATTATAAAGAATATAAATCTGCTTGTTTAAGAGCAGTAGAAGAAGAAGATTTTTATAAAAACTTCAAAACTCATCCGGATTATTTTCCTATAGTTCCGGGAATACATCATCAAGATTTTATTGAATATGGCAAAAAATATGTTCAAATTATAAATGAAAGTAATTTTAATTTCGATAAATTAGATTTAATTAAAAAAAATGATTTAATGGGCAATGATCATCTGGAAGATTATGGTCCTCCTTACAATAAAATTTCAACCGTTACTCTGCGATATCTTAAAGTTTTAGTAGAAATTGAATCTGTTTTTGGAAATTTTGATAATAAAGATGTAATTGAAATTGGAGGAGGATATGGCGGCCAATGTTTTTTATTTATGAATTACTTTAAGCCAAAATCTTATACGATTATAGATTTGCCTGAAGCTTTAAGATTATCTGAAAAATATTTGCTTGAGTTTTCTAATATTAATTTTATTTCTTATAATCAAATTAATATTTTAGAAAATAATAATTACGATCTTGCAATAAGCAACTATGCCTTTTCTGAGTGCGAAAAGAAATTGCAATTAGATTATATTAATATTTTTAAAAAATGTAAAAATGGTTATGTTACTTATAATCAAATATCTGGTTTATTTGGAATAAATTCATTGTCTGCTGATGAGTTTTTGAGCATAATGAATTGTAAAATTATGGAAGAAACTCCAAAAACCAATGAGAAAAACTTAATTTTATATTGGTGAAATATGTATCATGTTTATAAAGATGGATATAGCACCTTGCCCAATCTTAAAAAACTTAAGAATAATGAAGTTTTTGAAAAAGATCATTCTGAATCTGAATTTATTCAACAAGAAAAAAAAGAAGCTTTGCTAAATCAAAAATACTTTTTTGAACACGATAATGACAAATATTTTTATGATATATGCCAAAATTTTATATTAGAAAACTATCATTTTCCAATAAAAAGCACAAATTATTTAGACACAATAAAAGAAATAGATGAAGATTTTATAATTCATAGAATAAAAGATGGTAAAGACTTTATGTCTAGTGCCCATGTTTGTTTTGCAAGCCATTGGCTTCCTGAAGAAAAAATAGGGACTAATTTTGATCAAATTCACGCTCCTGTTCCTATGAATTTAAAGAATAGTAAAAAAATTGTGGAAGCAATGATTTATAATGGAACATTTGAAAGGTTTGTGTGGAGTGTTATTTACGAAAAAAGATATAATTTTCATCCTAGGTTCAAAAAAATAAACTTTGATAAAAATAATCCCAAGGTACTTATCAAAGTAGAAAGACAAGTTAGTGTTGCTTTTCCTGAAAATGATTTTTGTTTATTTATACTTAGACAATATGTTATAGAAGAAAAATATATTGATAAAAAGGCTTTGTCTTCTGCAATTATCAACATGACACCAGAGCAAAAGAAATATAAGGACTTAGAAAATTGCCAAGATCTTTTAGATTATTTGAATAAGTAATTATTTTAATATTTCGTGATTTTTATATGTAATTTGTCCGTGATCTACCTTGTTGTCGTCCAATTTATCGCCCATTTTTTGAATTCATCTGCTGATCTTGGAATGAAATAAGAAGAATTATAATGGCTTCTAATGTATCCATCAGGATACGCCCAGTGCATTATTCCTCCTCTACAAGATTTTTCTTGATATATTGGAAGCTCTTTTTTTTGTTTCTATGCAATATTCTATAAATGTTTTCATGCTTTATATATGAAAAACTACTATTGAATTTTTAATATATAAACAGTAAAATTTCTTTATCTTTATTTGGAACAATCATGAAAAAAATAGAACTAGAAGAATTTCTATATGGGTATATAGAAAGTTCAGGAGATCAGGAAAAGGGAAATTTTACTACCTATGTAATCAATACAAATACCCAAAAGGGGAAAATATCATTTAAATTTTGGAATACTAGTAAAAAAAATGACCTTCCTAAAGCCGGGGATTTTATAAAAATTAAGGTTTTCGATATAGAAAAAGCAACAAATGAGCTTGTCACATACAAAACCCTTTCTTTGGATTCTTTGAAGAGCAAGCCTCATTTTTGCGATTATATTCAAATAAATCAAGAAGATGTGCCTTCTGAAATAATTGGATCCATATTCAAAGATAGAACTAAGCAGATTTCTTTAGCTGCTAGCATATTGAAAGACGCTTCTTGTTGGGAAGATAAGAACATTTATAAGTTTTTGATGGATTTTATAAAACCTCATCTAGAAAAGTTCACAACTGCACCTGCGGCTACTTCTCATCATCATAATTACAAAGGCGGTCTTTTTGTTCATACTAGTGAGGTTTTTAGCAACTGCTATGCTATTTTAAACGCTACTTGTAATAAAGAATTCTATCAAGACGAAGTTGATTCTGATGTGTTGTACCTAAGTGCTTGGCTTCATGATTTTGGTAAGATTGAAATATATTACATGGAAGAAGATAGCCCTCGAATTAATTCCGCTAAAGAATCTGAGATTGGACATTCTACAATTTCTAACCTTATGTTCAGAGAGGCTGCTAAAAAATATGGGCTTGATGAAGAATTTGTAGATAGAGTTTCTCATTGCATACTTGCTCACCACCGGCGAAAAAAGTGGGGAGCGGTAGTCAAGCCTCAAACAAAAGAAGCAGAACTTTTATGCGAAGCAGATATGATTAGTTCAAGAATATCAAATTAGTTTTGTATATTTACATTGACTGATTCTTGAATGAAATAAATAAATGCTTCAAATGTTTTATTGAATTCGCTTTTTGTCTCTTCTAAAGATGGTTTTCTTTGGTGAGATCCGAATTCCATAACCATTGCAAATGCTTTATGTCTATGATACCAATCTGTTTCTGTTCCATATATTGGTTTATTATACATTTCACAAGCTCTTTGATATTTATAGCCTGATAATTTGGACATGCTAGAAGCTATTCTTTCGTAATCTGAAATGTTGGGGTTATTTTTTGTGCTATCGCCCCAAGGTATTAAGAATACTCTTCCGTAAGTATGGCCAGAAAGAACGCTATCTGGTTTTATTTTTAAGAAAAAATCTTGAAGATTTTTAATTGGAATAACAGATATTTTTTCTGGTTCTTTTAGGGTTGGAAAATTTCTATTAGGATCAACTCCATCTACGCTTCTGCTGAAAGGATAGCTGTCAGGCGAAACTACAGGAATAAAATATATTACTCTTGAATCTATTAATTTTGTTAAAGTTTCATCTTTTCCATAAGATGAAAGTAATTTTCCGGCATAACTCATTATTACGCTTGTTGACCAAGGTTCGTTTCCATGTATGCAAGCGGTAATTAGCACGATCTCATTACCAGGACTATACTCATTGCTTATTTTTAGATAATAATGATCTTCTCCTTTTGTTGTTTTTCCATATGTTCCTATTTCAACTAAATCTGAAGCTTCTTGTTCCCAATTTTTAAATGTTTCTGATATTTCTTTGTAACTTTGATACCCAAAGAAGTATTCATTTATTTCTGGAGACTTTGGCTTTATTTGTTCTTTTTGTTGTGTATTTTCTAATGTCTTTGTGCTTTTATTTATGCAGATTGCAGAAGTGCAAGCTCCAATTGTTATTATTACACATAATAAAATTCTATTAAACATAAACCTCCTTGTTTTTGTTTGTTTTTTAATTTCTCCTTTCTGTTTTTAATTCTCTATTTTTAGACAGCCATTTTGTATAGTCTTCTTTTTTGTATCCTACCTTTTTTGAAATTACTTCTTTGTTTTTAATGATCAAAGAAGTGGGATAAGAAGAAATAGAATATTTTTTGCCAAGATCTTCTCTTTCTTCTACATCCACTATGCAAATTGTGTAGTTGTCTAAATTTAGAGAGTCCAAATCATTTTTTAATTTTATGCATGATCCGCACCATTCTGTGCCGAATATCACTAAGATATTTTCATTTCTTTTTTCTATTACTTCTTCGTATTTAAAATTGATTTCTAGATTTACTTCGCCACATTTAGATATGTTTATGTTGCTTATTAATAAAGCTAAACTCATGGCAACAATAGATATGAATCCTTTCATTTTGCCTCCTTGCAAATTACTAATATATTTAGTGTTTTTATTATCTTTTATTTTTCACTAAATTATTTTTTTTATTTATATTAGTTTTCAAGGCGTTATTTGGCCTTTTTATTTTTTCCAAAGATCCTATCAGAAAAACTATTTTTTAAAATCAATATATATTTTGAAGGAAAAATAAAATGAATTTTAATGAATGTAAAAAAATAATTTTAGAAATTTTAAAGGAAAGAAATTTTATTTTAATAAACGAAAATACAATTTGGCATAATCATCATATTTTGCCTAAGCATTTTGGTGGCAAAAATGAAGAAGAAAATTTAATTAAAGTTACGAGCGAAGAACACGCTAGAATACATAAAAAATTATTTGAACAATTTAATAATAAAAAAGATTGGCTAGCATGGCAAGGTCTTTCTGGCTTTTTAGGAAAAGAAGAGATAATTAAACAATCTATTAAAATTGGTTCATCTAAAGCTGGAAAAATCGCTGGAAAAAAATCTTTAGAGAGTGGTCGCTTACTAGAAATGTCTAAAAAAGGAATCGAAAAATTTCGTGAAAAATTTTCGAGCGAAAAAGAATATAAAAGTTATTTTTCAAATATTTCTAAATTACAAAAAGGCAAAACAAAGCCAAATTTAAAAAATTATATATGGATCACAAATGGTTTGGAAAATAAAAAAATACACATAAATGATGAAATTCCAATAACATTTAGAAAAGGTAGAACAAAAAAATGGAAAACAGGTTTCAATAATAACAAAAAAGAAAAAATAATTTGTCCTTATTGTAAAAAAATAGGAGGCAAACCTGTTATGAAAAGATTTCATTTTGACAACTGTAAATTTATTAAACCTAAAATCGGAGAAACATGAAATTTTCAGAATGGTTAGAATTAAGAGAAGAAAAAGATGCTTGTTATAAAAAAGTAAAATCAAGATATAAAGTCTGGCCTTCTGCGTATGCTTCTGGAGCCTTAGTTAAGTGTCGTAAAGTGGGAGCAAAAAACTGGGGCAATAAATCAATCAATAAAGAATCTTTTATCAATATGGATGTTGCATCTATGATTACTAAATTTAATGAAGGCACTTTCGATCTTGAGAAAGAAAGAGGATTAAGAGGATGGTTCGATAGAAATCAAGGAAAAGGCTGGATAGATTGTAAAAAAAGCAAAAAAGGAAAATTAATTCCTTGTGGAAGAAAAAAAGCAGGCAGAGGAGCAGAAAGAAAGTACCCAGCCTGTAGGCCAAATCTTTCTGCTTGTAATAAAAAAGGCATAAAAAGAAAAAAGAGTTCTAAAAGAATTTCTTGGGATTAAATTTCATTTTTTATCTCTTAGTCCTTTCAAGGTTTTCCAAAAGTTGCATTTCTTTTCAGCTTTACTAGAAGGAGGATTTTGGCAATATTTTGTTATACTCTTTTTTTTCTTTGTTGCCGCTCTGGTCAAGTTTGATCCAATTTGAAAATTTGTAACTTTCGTCTTTTTGAGTAGCAAGTTTTTGAAACGTATTTATTGTTCTATTTGGATCTACTATTATTTTTTTTATTTCTTTTTCTCCATCTTTGCTTGTTATCTTTTTCCAAGCTTTTTCTCTTGTGTTCTTAGTGTATTTTTTGAATACCCCTTCCAAGCTTTTTGCAATGTCTACCACCGCGTCTTTAATGTTTGTGCTATTTTTTTCCATAATTAAGCCTTATTGAATTTCATTTTTAGTATTTTATTTTTTTTATTATTTTTGCATCCAAGATTAGATCCCGAACCTTGAATTTGAAAGTTTGGGTTGTTAAAATCTTTGCAAGACACTATAGACCCCACAGAGCCCATCATTTCTTTTAATTGTCTATTTTCAAGCCATTTTTTGAATTTCATAATTTATATATTGATTTTTTGTGTTTAATATGTGCTTAATGCTGCACAAATAGCATTTGTTATTTCTTGGATTGGTTGGGCAGGGGAGAAATATTCATCCCATTCCGATGGTTGAAGATACCAAACGTGTCCTTTTTTTGGAGATTGGACATCATGACCATACGAACGGATCAAACCTGTTTTTGGATTGTAGTTCATATTTATTTGAAAGTTTTCTAATCTAGAACTTCCTGGAGTTTCTACTCCTTGACCTTTACATTCAAAATATATGATGTAATTTTCGTTATGTTTTATTTCTTTTACTCCTCTGAAAATAAATATTTCTGGGAGTATGTTGGGCTTTTGACATTCGTGGACTAATTTGACAACTAGAGATTCTAAATTTGAATAGTCGCCAATAGCAGATTCAAGTTGATTTATTTCTTCAATTTTTTCAAACAATTTATAAGCTAGATCTTTATTGTTTTGTATATTGGCCTGTACAAGATCATGATAAGGAATTATTTTTTTACATATCCAAGTGTCATTTCCTTCTAAATTTGTTTGCAATCCTCTTATTATACTTTTGAATGATCCTAATGGACTTACAACCATTCTTATCGCACCATTTTGGTTTCCCCATTGGATTTCATTTACGAATCTAGAAAATGGCATTTGATCTTTGAATGGCATTTTCAATAAAGTTTCTACTGCTACTTCTATATTAAGAGGCGTTATTGGAAGTTCTTCTGGTTGTTTTAAAACTTTGATTTTTGATATTTTTTCAAAACCAAATATATCTTCTTTTAATAGCCAATTTTTAAAGTTCATGATAATTTATTTATTACTTTAGTACATAAATATTATATGGTAAAATTCTCTATTTGGCTGGAAAATAAGCAAATTGATATAATAAGAGACGCTATATTAGGCGTTGTTGGCGGAGAATCTGATCTTAGCATTCAAGAAAAACAACATTTTCTTCAAAGAAACACCACAGAGTTTAGCAATGAAATATTGAAAAAAATAATAAATTTAGGCATAATAAAAGCTTTGTCCCAAACAAATCCTAATAAATTTATATCAATTAAAAATCTTATAAAAAATGGAATTTCAATAGGCGAATTAATCGATAAAATAAAATCAGAAAATATGGCTCCGAACGCACAAATAGAAAGCAATGTTGAATGAAAATTGCTGCATTAATTAATACACATAAAAATTCAGAAATATTTAGAGAAGCATTAGATTCAATAAGAACTTATTTATCAAAAGATATATTCGTATTAATTGATGGATCTTATTCTAAACAATTTGATTCTTTAAATTGTAATAAGATATATGGATTTAGACATGGAGAGAACATATCTGAGATTAATCATTCTTTAAAAACCAGAGCTCCTCATAGAAACGTTGCTTTAGGATTAATGAAAATATACGAAGCTTATAAAGATTCTGTGGATTGGTATTGTTATTTTGAATCTGATTGTCTGATCACATCCGACCAGATCAAGTACGAACTAAACAATTTTCTTAAAGATAATTATTGGGTTGTAGGCAATGATGTTCGAAGTGCAAAAGCAAAAATAAAATCTATAAGTTATTTTCTTGGAAAAGATTATGATGATTTAAGATATTGTTTAGGATGTTGCGTATTTTATAGTTCCAAATTTATAAAAAAATTATATGAAGATAATTTTTTTAATAGGTTTTTAGAAATAACAAATTTTTATTCTGAATTTACTTGTGGATTTGTTTATGAAAATACAAACGAACAAGTATATGACCTAAGTGAATACTTGTACCCAACTTTAGCTCATTATTATGGGGGCAAAATAAAAGAGTTAAACTGTTGGGATAAAGAAAACAATAAGTGGAAAGAAAAAAAGTATCTAATGAGATTCAAGCCAGAAATCTCTGATGAAGATCCTTATTTAGACGCATATATTGTTCATCCTATAAAGGATATTTCCAATCCAATATTGCAATACTACAAAAATAAAAGAAGCAGTTTTTATATATAATGTATGAAAATTTGCACATTGGCAATAGGAGATAAATATATTGATTTAGCAAACAAATTGAAAGAAAGTTTGCCCTTTGAATTGCACATTTTTGATGAAAAAAAAATTCCTGCCGGATACTGTATTTTTAAAAATAATTTTTTTAATTACAATTGCAAAAGACATGTGCTTTTAGATGACAAAGAAACGGAATTCTTATTTGTTGATGCAGATAGCATATGTCATAAAAAAGATAAATTTCTAGACTTTTATACAACAACTGAATGTATGACACCAGGGGTGTATTCTACTTACACTTGGTCTTCTTATGGATTTCATGTTCCTAAAATAAAAGAGAATGTATTAGATAAAAGTTTGCTAAAAGAAAAAGTAGTTTTATTCAATGAGTTATTGAAATTTACTGATGAACAATTATTGAAACTACAAGCTCCTGGCGAGTGGATATTGTTTTATAAATTTGAGAACACTCAGCAAAAAAATAATTTTTACAAAATGTGGGGACTGTTAGAAAATAAATTGTTATCTAGTGATATAAAATATTTAGGAGCCGAATGCTTTTCGATTGCAATGTCGGCTATTTATTGTGACCTGCCTGTATGTAGATTTGGAAAAGACATAGGAATAAAACATAAGTGATATTGGAGTAAATATAACACATAAACATTTTTTATATGAATATATAATTTAGTTATTATAAAGGAGTATAAAAATGATAACAGGACGTTATATTGGAAGGCTTGGCAATAATATGTTTCAATACGCAACGTATTATGCAATATCTAGAAAAACAAACTATCTTTTAAAGTCTCCTTTTATAAAAGATTTTCCTAACACCAGCACTGTTTTTGGTGAAAAAAGTTACGAAACAGAAAAAAAATATAGGATCCCATGCAAATTCAATTACATGGTTGATTATTCAAAATTGAATTTAGATCCTCAACAAACAATAGAGTCGATTGGCCATTGGGAAAATATTTATAATTTCAATGAATATAAAGAAGAAATAAAAATCATATTTGATTTGCCACACTTCCCAGAAGAAGATTACAAATATTTTATTATAAATCGTAAAAAGAATATTTATGAAAATATACCCCTGGAACAGCCCATTGGCAAGGATGATTTAGTTATATCTTTAAGACTTGGGGATTTTTTAAGGCCTAACGTAAAAACAAATCCTCCTTATAATGTTTTACTTTATAATTATTTTAAAATAATACTAAGAAACATAAAACACAACAGATTGTTTATTACTTCTGATGAACCTTTTAATCCTTTTGTTAATGAATTTAGAGATCATAATCCAATAATAATAGAAAATGAAAGCGCTATAAAAACAATGTCTTTTGTTACAAAATTTAATAAAATAGCTATTTCTCAAAGCACGTTCAGTTGGTGGGCTGCTTATTTATCAGAAGCAGAAGAGGTTTATTCTCCGATATCTAAAAGAGGGCCTTTTTCTATGGATAGAAATAGAATTAAGGATCAATACATTAGAGTTCATGAGTCAAGATACAAATATGTTCAACAAAGTTCTGGGGAAATATTCGATTGGATAGACGCCCCAGGAAGAAGAGACATAGATGATTTTTAGTTATTATTGCAATATATAAAATATATTTTTATTGTAGATATTTAATATGATTGTTACTTTTTATAATGATAAAATAAACCCTATTGTTGTTGAACTTCAGAAAAAAGTTTTTGAACATTTTAATGCCAATATACTTCAAATTAAACCAAGTAAATGGGTAAGACATGGATTGGCAATAAATGATTACATTGATTCTATTGGAGAAAATTGGGAATATCTTGTTTTGTTTGATATAGATTGCGTGCCTTTAGATGATAAAATTATTCCTGAAAGTATTGAATGGGCTCTTTCAAATACTGGAGTTTTTGGAGTAGCACAAAATGCAAATCACATTAAAGATTCTATAGTTTACGCAGCCCCTTCCTTTATGGTTTTTAGTAAAAAAACTTATAATTTATTAGGAAGACCTTCTTTTGCTGGCAATAGCAGATCGGATACTGGCGGGGAATTAACTCATGAATGTATTGCTAAAGGCTACGATGTTAAACTGCTGTACCCGACAGAATTTGAAGTTCCAAGGTGGAAACTTACAGAAATTATTAATTTTGGTCGTGCAACTACTTTTGAAAATAGAATATTTCATGATTTTCAATCAGCTCAAGGAAGAAATTTTCGATTTATTAGAAAATGCAAAAAAATAATAAATCCAAATTTTCATTATAAAATATTTGATTGAATTTAGTTTTTTTATAGAAATTTATGTTTCTTTTTTGTTGGCGGAAAATCTTTATTTTTTTTTATTATTGGCGGGAAGCCGGTAACTTTGCTTCTTGGAGGATCTAGTTTTTTCTTTTCTAAAACTATTACGCTGTCATAATAGTGAATAGAACCCACTGATTTTGTAAATTCATTAGGTTCTAAATTTTCACCTCTGCTTTTATAAAGTTTTTTGAGTACTCAATAAAAGTTCCTTCTTTTTTATATCCTCCACCAAATTTTGGCCAATAAGAAGTATGTAGATCTTCACATAAATACACGCCATCTTCTTTTATGTGAGGAAAAAGTTCTTCGTATGTTGTTATTTGCTGATTCATTGTGTGGCCGCCATCATCTATTAATATGTCAATTTTAGGAATTAGATTTTTTAAATTACTTAAAAAATTACGATCTTCTTGAGATCCAATAATTACTTCTATGTTTTCTCCTAAATCATATTGTGCACATTTTGGATCAACATCAATTCCATAAATTTTAGCATTTGAGCCAAAATAATGACTCCACATCTGAAGACTTCCGCCGTTTTGCACTCCAATTTCAACTAAAATTATTTCTTTATTTCTATATTTGTTAAAATGCCTTTGTAAATATCAAAATAATGCATCCACTTGTCAATTTTATTTTTTTTTATTATTTAAAAAATACAGTTCTAAATCATTCATATTTTATCTCAATTTTAAATATATCTATTGATTTTTTGTAAAAAAATTTAGTAAAATACCCGCTTATGCCAACCGTACTAAAAATAGACAACTGCTATAGTCAGCTTCTTTCTGACAATATGGAGATGTTGACTGTTCTCTATAACAATATGAGATTTAGAGAAAGAAACTATTTTCATAGCAGATTATACAAACAAAAGCTTTGGGATGGATATACAGATTTTTTTAGTAAAAAAACAGGCAAGTTCTTAACGGGCCTACTGCCAGAGGTGCAAGCTGCTTTGGATCATTTGGGAGAAAAGTACGAAACAATAGATAATAGACAACAAGTTAATTTTGTTGTTGATCAAATAGATGAAAATTTTCTTGATGGATTTGAATTATATGATTATCAAGTAGATTTAACTAATGCACTAATAAAGCATAGACGTGGAGTTATTTGTGCTCCTACTGCTGCGGGAAAGACGGCAATTATGCTTTCTATATTAAAGGCTTTGCCTAAAAATTGTCCTACATTAATTCTTGCGAATAAGAAAAGCCTTGTAGAACAAAATTATGAAGAAATGACAAAAGCTGGTTTTGAGAATGTAGGAAGACTTTATGCAAATCATAATAAGCCAAACATTCTAACATGTGCCACAGTACAATCTCTACATAAAATGGAATCTTTATTAGATAAAATAAAAGCGGTTGTAGTTGATGAAATTCATGAAAATATGAGCAAAGAGCCCAAAAAGTACTTGAACAAAATGAAAAGTTGCTCAGTTAGAGTAGCGGTCAGCGCAACTCCATTTAAGTTTGGAGGAAAAGATTTGTGTCAAAAGTGGTTGGTAAAAGGATACTTTGGACCGGTACTAAAGTCAAAAAGTGCTGGTGGGGTTTTGACTACGAAACATCTTCAAGAAAGAGGAATGTTAGCTAAATCTAAATGTACATTCTATCCGGTAAGAGAACCGGAATTAAAATATGAAATATATTTGGATGCTGTAACTCGTGGCATAGCAGAAAATTGGGGCTTCCACGATGCAGTTGTAAAGTTAGCAAATAAACTGCAAGGTAGAACTTTAATTTTGGTTGATAGAATAGCACATGGAGATGCTTTGTTCTCTATGATGCCCTATGCTCTTTGGGTTCAGGGCAAAGATGATTTAGATACAAGAAAATTTGTAATTGAAAAGCTTAAGTATAGCAAAGATAAAACTATAGCAATTGCAACCCAACAGATTTTTAATGCTGGCATTAATGTAAAAACACACAATGTAATAAACGCAGCAGGCGGTCAAGCTGATCACCATATAATTCAAAGAGTAGGAAGAGGACTTAGAACCGCTGATGATAAGGATATATTAAATTACTATGATTTTATATTCTATAATAACCAATATTTACTGAACCATAGCAGAAAAAGAATAAAAATACTTCAAAAAGAAGGCCATGAAATAATTATAAAAGATAACATTGATGATATATAAAAGCTAATTTTTAATATTTAAATCAATATATAATTAAAACTATAAAAATGGAGAAATTAAATGGGGAATTTCAAGAATTGGGTAGATAAAAATAAAAATTGCAAGTGTAAGTGTCCCCCTTGTTCTAAAGGAAATTGTAAAAATTGTGATTGCAAAGATTGCAAATGTCTAAATTGTACTTGTGGAAATAAAAAACCAGTCAAAGCCTCAGAAAACAATAAAGAAATAAAAGTCAAAAAAACAAATAATAAAGAAAAAGAAAATAAAATTGTTGATAATAAAAATAAAAATTGTTCTTGCCCTTGTTTTCCTTGCTCTAAACTAGGTAATTGCAAAGATTGCAATTGCAAAGGTTGCAAATGCAAAGGTTGTAAATGCAAAGGTTGTAAATGCAAAGGTTGTAAATGCAATAAATAAATGCTCAAATTAAAACAAACAAGATTTATGATGGTTTCAATTCCTAGAAGTGGCCATCATTTGTTAGAAAGATTTTTAAGATATTATTATGAAAAAAATAATTTAGAATATAGTTACTGTGAGTTTTATAAACACTGCAATAGAATTCCTTGTATAAATAACTCTATTTTTCAAAAGAACCATGATTGGGATCTATCTTTGCCTATAACAAAAGAATACAAATACATAGTGATGTATAGGGGCAATATAATTGAACAATTAGAATCTTTTTATAGGCATAATTACAAAATAAACTCTAAGGAAAATATTAATAATTTTTTTTCTTTTTTTAAAGATAAAAATGAATATTATATTAAATTTTTGAATAAATGGTTAATTAATGAAAATAAAAATATAATAAAAATTGAATATAATGAATTTGTTAATGATTATTTCAAAATATTATGCGAATTGCTAAAATTTATTTTTAAAGATAATTTTATAAATACTGAAACAATACATGACTTTGTTGAAATTGAAAAAATAAATAAAAAAAACAATGTTAGTTTATTCGATTTATTAAATATATAAATTTATGATAACATTTCAAAAATGGCTAGAACAAAATACTCTCGGCACTGAATTTGTAGATGAAAAACAAATTGATTTAATCTATGATAATGCAAAATATGCTGTAAAACTCGTCCAACTTTATAGCAAAATGACTGGACAAAAATTATTAAACAACATAAGCACCATAGCTCCACTTAGTTCTGGTGTTTATGGACTTTATAATTCTAAAGAAAATAAAAAAGTCATAGGTCCAACCGCCGCCAATAAAATAAAATTTAAGTTTGGACAAAATATTGTTGATAAAAATAATTTAAATCAAATTCCAAATGTTGTAATTAAAAATTACATTCCTGATATTGATATCAATCAACTAAAGCCCTCAGTTGTAATACATGTAAATGTCAATAAAATTGTTTCTGAATTAGGAGATTCTAAGCAAGCAATAATAGAAATAGCAAGTACCATAATTCATGAAGCTACACATGATTTAGAATTTCAATCTACTGGAAAAACTAGCGAAATCGGACCCAGGTCAGCTGAATATAAATTCAAATCTTGGGTTGATAAAAATTGGAATTTAATTACTTCTAGAATTCCTCAATTATCTTCTATTTAGTATCGCTTTTACTCCGCAAATAAAACCTACTAGCCCGATCAGGTTTACCGGAAGTGGAGCTAAAAAAAGCCAATACAAGCCTGATAAAATTGCAAAAAGACCAACTGCTATTGCGAGCACTGTAAATTTAAGTACTCGCAATAGCAGAGCCAATGGTCCAGATAATAATACAGATAAAAAAATTATACTAACTAATAAAGCTAAAGAGGCCACTTTTTGTCCTAATTTGAAAATACTACGCACCAATAATTTTGTCCTTGGTCATCTTTTTCAACAGCAAATCCAATTTTGCTGTATTTTGAGCCAAGTATGTTCCATCTATGACCGGGACTCCACATCCAAGATTCAACCACTTCTTTTTCTGTTTTTTGGCCCCAAGCTATATTTTCACCTACCCAAGTAGCTTCTTTATTGACTTTCTGCAAATTAGACATGCTTGAATGTACTAATTTATTGTTTTTAGCCATATAATTCGCATGTTTTTTAGCATATTCACAAAGATTTTTATCTAATATTAGTGGATTAACACCATAGCGTTCTCTTTGTTTATTATGCAAATCTAAAAGCACACTACTGGGTTTTATCTCATTTATTTTTTTTTCGCTTATATTAGGTTTATTTTCAATCTTGTGCTCCTTAGGAACACTGCAACCAAACATAAGAAGTAAAAATACGATAGCTAAACCAGCCAGTATTGAATAATAATATTTTGCCATTTTGCCTCCTTGCAAAAAAAAACACTTATTTGTTTTTTAATAAAACATACAAAGCATGAACTAATCCAATTATATAAAAACCTAAAATTGTTAATATTAGATTAATCCAGAACTCAGATTTTAAACCAAACTTGATAAATACACCTAATGGTGGTAAAATAACAGAGCAGAATAGTGCTATAAGATCTTTTCCATCTAAATTTTCCATTGCATACCTCCTTGTTGATGCATAAGTATATATGATTATTATAAAAAATAATTTCCAAATAAGAGAAATAAGAAAAAGCTGTAAGCTCGCTGCTAAATGCTTAGAGATTATTGAGCCTTATGTAAAACCCGGAGTGACTACCAATTACCTAAATGAAATAATTAGTGATTTTATAAAAAAGAACAACGCAACTCCTGCCCCATTAAATTATAAAGGCTTTCCAAAAGAAACTTGTATTTCTGTCAATGAAGTAATTTGTCATGGAATTCCTGATGAAAGAACTCTTTGCAATGGCGATATTCTAAATATAGATGTCACAGTCATTTTAAATGGTTTTTATGGAGATACTAGTAAAATGTTTTGTGTAGGAGAATCCACAGAAAATTCTAAAAATTTACTACAAGCTTCTAAAGATTCTTTGACCATAGGAATAAATTCTGTTGCTCCAAATATTCCATTCAATAGAATAGGATACGAAATAACCAATAATCTAAAAAATTCTAAATATTCTATTGTAGATAAATTTGTAGGCCATGGTTGCGGATTGCACTTTCATGAAGATCCAAAGATTTGCCATTATGTAGAAGAAAAAATAAAAGATTTTGGTCCTAAGATACAACCAGGAATGATTTTTACCATAGAGCCTATGATAAATGAAGGAGTTCCCGATTGTGTTATGTTGGAAGATAATTGGACGGCCATTACGGCTGATAAAAAGTTGTCTGCCCAATACGAACACATGATTCTTTGTACACCTAGTGGTTATGAGATACTTACTGAATTATGAAATATCGTAAAGTTTATGTGGAATATAATAATATAACTTCTAGTGCTTATATTATTAAGAAAATAGACGCTAGTAATTATATGGTTTTTGTAGATAGCATTTCTAAAATTGTGGCTATAGAAAAAAAGTTTATTAAAGACTTAAATAATTTTTTTGTATAGCTTTGTTTCATATATAAAATTATGATAAATTTTTATGATTTTATAAACATTTTGAATGAGGCTCCAACACCGCCGCCAACGACTTCAACCCCACCTAAAAACCCAACGCCCCCAGCAGGTGGAACCAATAGTCCAGAAATCGGAAGCCCTTCTAACGCTCCATTAGGGGGTCCAGCGGGAGGCATAGGAGGAGGGATTGGTTCTTTAGGGCCTGGGCCTGTAGGTGGTTCTTCTATCGGAGGCCCTCCTGAATTAAGTCCTTCGGGCTCTATGGGAAGTGGAAAATCAGGCCCTGTAGCGGTTCAAAAAGTAAAATCAATTGATGTTTGGTCTGCTTTAGAAAAGCTTATAAAAAATAACAATGGACAGTAACCAAACAAAATGATAAAATGACTTTTGTATTTTTCATTATTAATAAATAATAAATATGAAAGTTCTTATATTTAGCGATATCCATATTCATCCGCATAAAAAATCAGTCGAAAGACTTGAAGATTGCATAAAAGTTTTAGATTGGGTTTTTGAAACCGCTGAGTCAAATGGGATTCAGAATATTGTATTTCTAGGAGACCTGTTTCATGATAGGCAAAAAATAGATGTACTAACCTATCAAAAAACTTTTGAAATTTTTGAAAAGCATCTATTAAACAAAAAAATAAATTTATATTTATTGTTAGGCAATCACGATCTTTGGCATAATCAAAAATGGGATGTGTCATCTGTTAACCCGCTCAGAAACTTGCCGGGGGTAACTGTTATAAATGAACCTTGCGTAAAGTCTATTTCTGAAGATTATTTATTTGGATTTTTGCCCTATACACATAACCCAATTGAAGATTTGAAAAAAGTTGAAAAAGATTGGGAAAAACAATCTAAGGCAAAGAAAATTAGTCCGCCTAAAATTTTGGGGGCCCATATTGCTGTGGACGGAGCGTTATGGAACGTTAAGCACGGAACCACAGCCGAAGTTGCAATAGAACATGACGGAGACATGATAAAAGTAGGCCCAGATATATTCTCTGACTGGGATAGGGTGTTTTTAGGCCACTACCACGCAGAGCAAAAATTGACAAAAAATGTAGAGTATATTGGCTCGCCCTTACAGTTGAGTTTTGGTGAGGCTTTTCAAGACAAGCAAATTATGATTTATGATTTGGAAAAAGACGAGTCGAAATACATAAAAAATGAATTTAGTCCAAAGCATTATATTATCAATGAAAGTCAATTAGAAGATTATCAACTAGAGGGCAATTTTATTAGATTAGAAGTCGAAGATATAACCTCCGCATCCATGGCGGAGATTAGAAAAAATTTGGTAGAAGATAAAAAAGTTGCCACCATGGAAATAAAACAATTTGTAAAAAAAGAAGAGCACATTATAACAGATGCAAAATCAATTCTTTACAAAGAAGATGAAATGATAGAAAAGTACGTCGATCAGGTTAATGTTGATTTAGAAAAAGAAAAGCTCATAACCATAGGAAAACTAATTTTATCTAATTAAAACTAATTTTATATAATTAAAAAAAACTGCTCGGCCAAAAGACCGAGCAGCAACACGTTTAATGTGTAAAATCTAAAACTAGCGAGCAAATTCAGAAATTTTTAGATACGCAGAAGTGGTATCAACAGACATTGTATCATCTCCAGTTGATCTACTACCAGAAACTTTAACATTTTTAGCTGTTGTGTTGCTGTTGGTGTAGACCATGCTGATTGGGAATAAGACGCCGCTTCTTGTTCCGCCGCCTGCTGAGTTAGACCATGTTTGATCTCTCCATGTAATCTCACTGCCATCTACAGTAATTCTTGATCTAAATCCGTCTCCATTGGCCCCGTTAACTGCAAATTGAGCATGGTATTCAATCAAAATTGTAGAGTTTGCATAAACAGGCGTGTAAGATATATTTGCGAAATCAGTATAAGTTCCACTGTTATTAGTTAGAACGCCATTGCTGAATGTATATAAGCTTGTGTTTAGTAATTGTCCTGCTGCATATCCTCTGATGTAAGAATCAGATTCTATTTTTCCATCAACATAAAGTGTAGAATTTAACTGAACGTCATTTTCTACTGTCAACCCTCCGTTGATATAAGCAATTGGTTCGTTTTCTCCTGTTCCATCAACTGATAAAACTCCTTCATACATATCAAGAGCATTGCGAGATATGTTCACGTCTTTCACCACACCGTTGTAAAGTTTTGGTAAAATGTCAGCGGCTGAACCTGGACCTGTACCTTCTGTTGTTGTTGCACTCATTTTTTAACTCCTTTTAAATAAAATTAAATGCTTACAAAATACTATAGGCCTTCCTTGTAATTTAAGCATTTTTTCCTTATAATATATATTCAACAATCTATTGATGTTATTTTTTTGTTTGGTGAAAAATTAATTCTATATGAAAAATTTGAATTTCAAATATGTCTATGCTCAAAATTTTTTATGCTTTGGACCTGATGGGTTCGAATTGAATTTTCATGATTATTCTAATATAGTTTTAATTAAAGGTAATAATTTAGATATAAAAGAAATAGACGATAAAGCCGCCAGCAATGGGGTTGGTAAGAGTTCAATTCCAGAAATAATTGTTTACACTCTTTTTGGCAAAACAATTAAGCATCCAAAAAAGATAACTCATAAAGATGTTATAAATAATCAAGTTGGCAAAAATTTAAAAACCGAAGTTATTTGGGGCGACTTTAGAGTTGTAAGAACTAGAAAGCCAGATAGTCTAAGAATTTGGGAAGATAAAAATCATTTATGGAAAGATGAATCTGAGATTACTTTGGGAGGAATGCCCGCTACCCAAAAATTATTAGAAGAAAAAATTGGACTAAATTACGAAACATTTGTTAATGTTTTAGTTTTTACTGATAATAATGCCGGAAGCTTCTTGGAATGCGATGCCTCTGACAAGCGTCAAATAGTTGAGAATTTATTGTCGTTAGATAAGTATAGGGACTTTGCAGAAAAAGCTAAAGATTTAAAGAAAGAGAAAAAAGACTTAATAAAAAGTTTACTTTACGAATTTGAAACATTATCTTCACAATCAAAACAACTACAAACAAGATTAGAGTCTGTAGACAATCAAGAAAAAGAATGGCAAAATCAAAAGAAAAGTGAAATTAAAGATCTTGTTAAAAAGATAGAAGAATTAAAAGCCAATCTGCTCAACACAGATGAAGGGCAGGAATTATCTTTATATATAGAGGTTCAAAAAGAAATAGAAGATACAAGCGAAACTCTCAAGGAGATGGAGGCAAAACAAACTGAAGTTGAAGAAATGTTGGTTTTGGCCAAATCTAAATTAGATGAAAAAAATAGATCAAAAAATTCTTGCGATTTAAAAATAGACAATTTAGATAACAAAATAGAAAAATTAAATAGCAATTTGTCCGATTGTAAAAAAGAAATTAAAAAGTTTGAAGACAATAAAGGCTCCAAATGTAAATTTTGTTTTGGAGAGATATCTGAAGAAAATTATGGAAAATATGTTTTTGAAATAAAAAATAAGATAAAAGAAATAGAACAAAACTTGGTTGATGCTCAAGAAGATAAAAAAAAGATTGACGAAGAGGCTTCTGAGCTTGAGTCTAATATAATTAAATTAAATAAGGCGATAACTTCTGCTAAATCTAACTTTGAAGAAAACTCAAAGAAGATTATGCAGAAAAAGAAAAAAATTCAAGAACTAAGCAAAATAGAGAAACCAAAAAATCAAAAACTATCTGATCAAATAATAGAAGAAAAAATTAATAACATAAATGACCAGATACTTAATAAGAAAGAGGAACTATCTAATAGTCCTTTTATTAAAATAAAAGAATCTATTAATGAAGATTTTGAGAATAATAAAAAATTAATTCAAGAAAAAAAGGCTGATTTAGAATCTTTAGAAAAAGATCTTCCTTATTATGATTTTTGGACTGTGGCTTTTAGCGATTCTGGTATCAGGAAATTTGTAATAGATGGCATAATACCAGCTCTAAATTCAAGAATTGCTTATTGGCTTCAATTCTTAATTGATGGAAAAATCAAGTTGGAATTTAATAATGAGCTGGAAGAAAAAATTGAGAGAAGCCCTTCGGATGGAGATCCTTTTGTTTATCACGCTATGAGCGGTGGAGAAAGAAGAAGATTGAATTTGGCTGTATCTCAAGCATTTGCTTACGTAATGTCTTTAAACTCGGGCGTGTATCCTTCTTTAGTTTTTCTAGATGAAGTTACCACTAATATTGACCCAATAGGAGTTTATGGGGTATATAATATGATTGCGGAACTTTCAAAAGATAGAAAAGTTTTTATAACGACTCATGACCAAAATCTTTTAGATCTACTAGAAGGTTGTGAGTTAATAAGGCTGGAAAAAAAAGCCGGATTTACTAAAATAAAAAAATGAAAAAATCTGAGTTATCAAACTTAGATAGATCTTATCTAGAAATATACAAGCAGGAGAATTTATGATTTTTGAAGAGCAAATTAGTCGCAAACCCGACCATTATCCATGGACTCAAGATTTTATTGAGGCAATGCATAATGGATTTTGGACGGATAGAGAATTCAATTTTCAAAGCGACATTCAAGATTTTAAAGTCTCATTAACAGAACAAGAGAGAGAAATTATAATTAGAGCCTTGGCAACCATAGGTCAATTAGAAATAAGCGTAAAAAAGTTCTGGGCAAAATTAGGAGATAATCTTCCTCATCCAAGTATAAATGATATGGGCTATGTGATGGCAAACACCGAAGTTATTCATGGTGATGCTTATGAGCGTTTGCTAGAAGTTTTAGGCATAGACGATGCTTTCGATAAGGTTTTAGAACTGGATATTATAAAAGGTAGAGTTAATTACTTAAGAAAACACCTCCATAAATTCCATGCAGATAATAAAAAACAATTTGTTTATTCTTTAATTCTTTTTACTTTGTTTGTTGAAAATATTGCTTTATTCTCTCAATTCTATACAATAAGCTGGTTTGGCAGATACAAAAATTTGCTAAAAGATACAAATAAGCAAGTTGAATACACTTCTAGAGAAGAAAATCTTCATGCTATGATCGGAATGAAGATTATAAATGTGATTAGAAAAGAGCATCCCGAATTATTTGACGAAGAACTTGAAGAAAAAATTGTTAGCGAAGCAAAAGAAGCTGTAAAGTACGAAATGCAAATTATAGAATGGATTGTAAATGGATATGGAGAGGAAAAATTAAATTCTCAGATATTGCAGGAATTTGTAAAAAATAGAATGAATGACTCATTGAAGCAAATAGGATATAATAAGATATTTGACGTTGATCAAGAGTTGCTTTCAAAAACAAATTGGTTTGAGGAGCAAGTCCTAGGCAACAACTCAACAGACTTCTTTCATAGCAGACCCGTTGAGTATTCTAAAAAGTCGCTCAGCTTCTCGGCAGATGAATTATTTTGAATAGAAAGAAAAGAAAGAATATAAAATAAAATGACCACCAAAGAATATTATTGGCTAAACTCCCACAGCAGGCTATTCCTTGAAAGAGGGTATCTTGAAGAAGGAAAAACTCCTGAACAGAGAATAAAAGAAATAGCAGATAATGCTGAAAAAATACTAAAAATAAAAGGATTTTCTAACAAATTTGAAAATTATATGAAATTAGGCTTTTATAGCCTAGCAACTCCAGTATGGACTAATTTTGGCAATAAAAGGGGATTGCCTGTAAGTTGCTTTAATTCCCATATATCTGACACCATGGAGGATATTTTAACCAAAACCGCCGAGGTTGGAATAATGTCCAAATTAGGTGGAGGTACAAGTGGATACTTCGGAGATCTTAGGGCCAGAGGAACTAAAATTAGTGTTGGCGGAGAGTCTAGTGGCGCGGTCCACTTTATGGAGATTTTTGACAAGGTCGCCAATGTAATAAGTCAAGGATCTGCAAGGCGAGGAAGTTTTGCTGCTTACTTGCCAATAGAGCACCCAGATATAGAAGAGTTTTTGCAAATTAGATCCGAAGGTCATTCCATACAAAATATGAGTATTGGAATAACTGTTACGGATAAGTTTATGCAAGAGCTCATAGATGGAAATAAAGACAATAGAAAAATATGGGCCAAGGTAATTCAGAAAAGATTTGAAACTGGCTATCCTTATATAATGTTTGTTGACAATGTAAACAAACAAGCTCCTAAAGTTTATAAAGACAAGAAACTAAAAATTAAGTCTAGCAATCTTTGTAGTGAAATCAACCTGTTTTCAGATGAAAACAATTCTTTTGTTTGTGTTTTGTCTAGTCTTAATTTGCTTCATTGGGACGAAATAAAAGACACAGATGCAGTAGAAACTTTAATTTATTTTCTTGATGCAGTAAATGAAGAGTTTGTGCAAAAGACGGTTGGAATGAAGTACATGGAGGCTGCACATAATTTTGCCAAGGCTCAAAGAGCATTGGGGATGGGAGTTTTAGGCTGGCATTCTTATCTTCAATCAAAAATGATTCCTTTTGAATCAATGCAGGCCAAACTATTAAATGTAGATATTTGGAAAGCCATCAGACAAAAAGCTGATCAGGCTACTAAAGATATGGCTGAAGCTTATGGAGAGCCAGAATTACTTAAGGGATATGGAAGAAGAAATGTCACAACCTTAGCTGTTGCCCCAACAACTTCTAGTAGTTTTATATTGGGTCAAGTTAGTGCAAGCATAGAGCCATTAAATAGTAATTATTTTGTTAAGAATTTAGCAAAAGGCAAATTTACTTATAAAAATCCTTTTCTAAAAGAAATTCTTAAAAAATATGACCAGCATAATGATGATACTTGGAAAAGCATTCTTGTTAGGGGAGGTTCTGTTCAACACTTAAATTTTCTTTCTCAAGAAGAGAAAGATGTCTTTAAGACTTTTGGAGAAATATCTCAAAAAGAAATAGTCATACAAGCGGCTCAAAGACAAAAATATATTGACCAATCTCAATCATTAAATATAATGATACCTCCTTCTACTTCTCCAAAAGAAGTAAACACCTTGCTAATTGAAGGGTGGCAAATGGGAATCAAGACTTTTTATTATCAAAGAAGTGCTAATCCCGCACAAGAATTAGCCAGATCCATACTGACATGTGCATCTTGCGAGGCTTAATAATGAAAATAAAATTGTTACACGAAAACGCAAAAGTCCCACTTAGGGCAAATCCTGAAGATGCCGGAGCAGATTTGTTTTCTGTTGAGGATTGTTCGATTGGTCCTGGGGAAAGAAAAATAATACCAACTGGTATTAGTGTAAAATTACCTGAAGTTGTAGGAAGCGGCGGATATTATGGTAGAATAGCACCAAGGTCAGGATTGGCTGCTAAAAATGGAATAGATGTTTTGGCAGGAGTAATAGACAGTACTTATACTGGAGAAATAAAAGTTGTTCTTCTAAACACCGGTGATAAAGTTTTTGAAATAAAATCTGGAGATAGAATTGCACAATTGATAATAGAAAAGCATTATAATTTTAATTTTGAAGTAGTCTCAGAGTTGCCAAAGACAGAAAGAGGAAGTGGCGGATTTGGTTCGACCGGAAAGAACTAAATTAATGAAAAAAAAATTAGAACTTAAAAAGTCTAAAATTGAGCTATGTCCTATTTGCAATCAAAAAATGGACATGTGTGTTACTTCTCATAAAAATAAGCCATTTGTAGATAATAAATTGTACCCAAAAATGTGCTTTACTTGCTATTCTGTTCCTAAAATAATTGATCAAAAGTATGATGAAAAAGGCTATATAATCGAAGAAAACATCTTAGAGTATAGCCATAAAAATTTACATAAATCAGAAGAAATATTTCACCAAGGATCGGCAGATACACTAGAGCAAGCTAAAAAGTGTGTTAGGAGTGTAAAGAATTTAGTTGTACAAAAAGATGCCAAACAAAAAGAAAAAAGTAAGCCTAAATTAGAGTTTTATATTTTATGATGTTTAAAGAATTTTTATTAAATGAAAATAAAATTGTATTGTCCGAAAGGATAGGCGACATATTAAATGCTTTAGAAGATTTGCTAGAGAACATGAAGAATCTTGGCTCTAGAATGTCCAGCGATGCGGCAGAAAATATTGTTAATCAAATAAGAAGTAAAATATTAAGAGTAAAGTGGCCAGACGCACAAAAAAATAATATTCTCTTAATAAGAAATTGTGCGGTTGCCATAATGAAAAGTATAAAAGAAAAAAACGATTTAGAAATGGCAATTAAAATTTCTATAAAAACATTAGAAAAAATAGTATCAAATTTAGATTCTCCTATTTTTTAGGAAATTGAACTAATTGTGTTTACTGAGATTACGGTAGGAATAGAAGAGAAAGCAAAAACAACAGGATAAACGGTTCCTTTTATTTCTGATATGTCAAATCCAGAAGAAATAATTGGACTTGATGTCTCGTTGTTCCAAAGACCTCTGTTAATTCTGAACCATATAAGATTATTAATTCTATCAACTGCAACATCGACCACCCCAGATGTAAAATTTTCAAAAATTTCATAAGAGTTGTTTTGATAATAAAATAACCCAGAATCCCATAATGCCATGGAATTGGTAGAGCCCTCAGATCCTGGCTGACCGTCACCCCCGGCATAATCCATTAAGTAGTTGTGATTATAATTTGCTATTCCAACACAACTATTATCTGTTCCGTTTGCTGTTTCAAAATTAACACTGAATATGTACTTTTTTCCTTTTTTCATAGGAAATGTTCCGTAAACAGAATTATAAGAAGTGTCATTTCCGGTCACGGTTCTAAAATTATTAGATAAAATACCAGAACCTACTCTGCTAGAGTCAAATTTCCATTTGTTAGAAGAAATCCATTCATTATTTTTTGTTTTAATTTTTATTAGTCCGAAATTTTGCTGACAAAGTGTTGTCGCTGGCAAATATGCTCTTTTTATGTACTTCCAGTTGGCAATATATTCTTTTCTGCATATAATTCCCATAAAATTATATACTTAAAAAATAAAAATATATTTTAAATTTATTTCCAAAAGAACCTTTATTTTATCCAAAAATTAATATAAATTTAACTATATTAATTTATGGAAGAAGATGAAATTGAAATAGACAATATTTTTGAGAAAAAACCAAAAAAAATAAAATCTGGAAAAAAAGGCAAAAGAGTTGAATTAGAAATAGTCAAATCTTTAAATGATCGCTTTAATGATATTTTAAGTAAAAATCCCCAATTTGGAAAGTTCTCTAGAACGATTGGAAGCGGCAATAGATGGGGTCAAAATGTTTATTTGAGTCAATCTGCAATAAATAATTTTTCGGGCGATATAGTCTGTCCTGATAACTTTAGGTTTGTTTTAGAGTCTAAAGGTGGATATAACGATATAGACTTGTGTTCTGCTTTTGAAAATGGTCAATCTGAATTAGATTTTTTCTTAAAACAGGTTTTAGATGACTCAAGCAGATCCGGTAGGAAGCCCCTTTTGTTTTGGAAAAAAGATAGAAAACCAAGATTGTCATTTATTAGATCTTGTGACATTCCTAAAAAGAAATATGAAAATCTTTTTTATTTTATGAAATACAGAGAATGGATTGTATTAAATTATTCTGATTTAATTAAATTAGAAGATAATTTCTTTTTCAAGTGATTGACAATCGTTTTTGGTTTAGCTATAATTAATTTATTGGGTCTTTTGGTCAATAAATTAAGAGACTAATTTATGCTAAAATTTGCATATCTAAGAGCTTTTTCTTTTACAGTGTGCTCTGTTGCTGCATTGACTTTCAACATATTTATTATCAAAAATTAATTAATTTATTGATACAAAAAGAAATAAAATATACTGTTGTAAAAAATAAAGACTCACAACAGGATGAATATCAAAAGGGGTATGTTAGTGGATACCATAGAGCAATAGAACAATTTTCTTGCCCGAGATAACCCCTAATTTTTATAGTGTAATTCCTTACAAACTTTTTTGTAGTCTTTTTCTGTAATTATTATATTTATTTTTTTAAGTTTATTATATATAGCCTCAAAAGAAGGAGGCGTATTTACAATCGCACAAGCAATCCAATCTGATTTTAAAGAATCTGTTATTTTAGATTCTTTGAATTCTTCAGAATAATCTATATCTTCTAACATAATAATTAATAAATCTGCAGTTGGGAATTATCTGAAATATATTTATTTTCTCCAAATTCCATTTCAAACCACACGTTGTATATTCCACATTCCATTCCCAAGTTTTCTGTATCTATAAAAAAACTTCCTTCTGCTCCCCTTCTGTGCTGAATAAGCTCTCCATCAACAACCATTCTTAGATCTTTTTCTTTTGGAACACAATCTCCACAAGTTTTTTCTATGTATATTTTTAAAGGAGAAGATACAGCCAAGTTTACATAATATCTCTTAAGATCTGATACGTTAGGAACATTTGGGATTATATCTATATTAATCCATTTTCTTTCTCCGTATCTTATTCTATTTGGTCTAAATCCGAAAGAAAAATCATAAATTATAGGCAAATCTGAGGCGAACCATAAATCTGGTATTACTCTAAACTCATTAGTAACAGTCCCAGATTGATTGGTATTAAATACTACTTCCCATACATCTAAATACTTTCCAATAACAAAAGCTTGATCCTGTATCAATACATCGACAGAATAATGTCCGCCAAAATTATCTTCTACTAATTCAACATCAGAACCATCAATTGTTTTCATTAAAATTTTACCTTCTGGATTATCTTCTGTTCTAGAATTTTCATCCAAATAGTAAATTTCTACCTTTTGAACACTTAATACATTTTGTCTATGATTTGAATTATAAGTAAATAATCTTAGTTTTACTTCATCTCCAATTACTAAATTTTGGTTTCTTTCTTTTATCATCTAGTCTTAGCCTTCTTTCTTGCTGCTTCCATAGCCTCATTTTCCTTTTCTTTTTGCTGAATAAATCTTTCAATTAACCATTTTCTTTCATTTATTGGCAAGCACATGAAGTTTTCTCTAGATTGCTTCATGTGATACATGAAAAAAAACAGTTCCTCCATCAAATTTTTCCACAAATTTAAGCTTGCAGTGCTGTAGTCTTCCTCCTTGCCTTTGGGAAGAAAAAATTTGATTCTAGTGGCAATTCAATTTCAAAATCATTTAGCGTATAAGGATTATTAATTGTAACCTTTGTTTCTACTCCAAATGGAGGTTCATTTACAATTGTTCTTAGATAAGCTACGTCTTGAATTGGTAATTTCTTTAGCAAGGTTTGAATTTCTATTTTGCTATTCAAACCCTCTATTTCTTCGATTAGGAATGCAGTTCTATATAACAAAGTGTCATCTGCTTGGCCTGACAAATCGAAATTTTTGGCTCTTCTTTCTCTGTATTCTTGAACTGACTGTTCGTCTTTTCCGCTTGCTAATCTATATCGGAATCTATATCCCGTAACAGGAAGAACATCTTCTAGGTTATCTTTAGAAAAATCTTCTGGACAGTAATTTACATATAATTCACTTAGATTTATAGTTGTGGCAAAAGTTTGATCTGAATCTGGATCTTTGACTTCAACGTCATACTCTGGGGTGTAAGATATACCTCTGAGATAGATTAGCATATAAGTTCTGTCTTGAGTCAAGAAGGTAGATGAATCATAGTTTTCTTGCATGCATCTATTAAATATCATATTAATTGCTTGGCCTTTTTTGACGAATCTAGGAGTGGCCAATATTTCTTCTTCTTCACCTGTCATTGGTCTCAAATGTATGATTCCGTCTGTTGGGCCATTTTCTCCATCATAAAACTTTCCTTTTGATGGAAGCTGTACTTTTTCATAAATCATATTGCCTTTTGAGGCAATTCCAGCAATAAGCTCTTCTAGCTTGTTGCTTCCTGTAACTCTCATTTCTGGCTGCTTGCCTGCTGGCGATGAATTTGTTTTTCCCTCTCTTTGTTGCATAACAGCCTTCTTAAAGGCCTCGGGCACATTGCCAGTGATTTTTACTCCGGTTTCAGCTTGTTGATTTTGTAGTTCTGAATCTATTTGTTCCATAGAGTTATCCCCGATATCTTCTGATGATATGGGTCTTTTTTGAGGTCTAAAAGTTTCATCAGCCATATTTATTTTTCTCCTTGTTTATAATTTGCAAATTTGCTATTCTTATAAGAGTATGATCCGAATAAATATTCATAATGTAGAAGATATAATTTTCAAAAATAATGAAATATGGAAACATCTCCCTGAAATTAGGTATTTAAGAGACCAATGGAGAATGAGCAAAGTAAGCCCTATTTTTAAAGCAATGGCAAAAAAGGCCATGATTGACTTTTTAAATAAAGTAAACTCTGATCAGGAAAAAATAATATCAAAGCAATTAGGAACTTCTGTAACTATTGATAAATTAGATTATTACTTAATAAAAAATTTAGATTTTCATATAGATGACGCAGAGTTTGAGCTTAGTTTAATTAGTGAAGAATTGTATTCTTATTTTACAACTTATAGGAAAGGAGATAGATTATATGTTACTTTTTGGAGATGATTTAGATATTAACATATCTAATTTAATTTTGTTTTTTTTATCTGTTATTGGCTTTACCCATATCATCGTGGACCCAGCAACAATAGCTAAGCCTTTTAGAGATTTTATTGAAAAATATGGCACTAATTGGATGAATAAGCTTTTTTCTTGTTACCAATGTTGTGGAACATGGATTGGTTTCTTTTGTGGATTTATATTGATAAGTAAAAATATTTTTGTTATATTCCTTTGCGGTATGGCAGGCAGCTTTGTTTCTACCTGGGGAGCTTATTACTTGAATTATTTAGAAGCAAAGAGTGTTATCTTAAATGACGATGAAAAATAAAGCTAATTTTTATTATTGCGATTATTGCAATTGGAAAAAAACAACTAGAATTTTGCTTGAAACTAAAAAATGCCCTTCTTGTGGAAGACCTATAAAATCAAGAAAAGTTGAAGATTATCAAAAGAAAATAGAATTAGAAAATAAAAGCAATCAACAAAAAAAAGAATTTGAAGTTTGGATAAAGGAGAACTTAGAATGAAAAAAATAACTTTGATGGACGTTAAGGCAGCACTAAAAGATTCAAGATTTAGGTTGACTTTGCCAAAAGAAATGGAAAAAGAAGTAAATGAATTTCTAAATAATCCGGGCTGTCCATGCAACGTTCCGCTGTACAGAAAAGTATTCAAGGAGTGCAAACAGCAATTAGAAAAATATTATCCAAATTCTGAAGCCCCAGATGAATCTGAAGAAATACAAAAATTAGCAGAAAATCAATGGACTGTTATAAATTGCCATATTGATGAATTAGAAAAGAAATTAAGAAAATTAGGCCCCGGTAGAAAACAGCTAGACATGGCCAGGTATGAAGATCAAGTGACCGTTGTTGTTAATGAACTAGATTTGATTTTTTAGTAAAAACTTGTATTTTCAATAATCTTATTTATATTTTCTATCATTGAAGTTGGGTAGGCTTTATACTTTTTTATTTCTATAGGCAATTCATCGTTTTTTCTTCTTTTTTGGCCTATTATTATTGCATTTTCATAAAATTCTTTTGCTTTTTTAATTTGATTTTGTTTATAAAATATATCGCCTAGAACGCACCAGAACTCAGCCATTTCTGGTTTTTGACTTACGCAAAGCAAAATGCTTTCTAGTGATTCTTTTATTTTATTAGTGTGAAGTTTTACTTGAGATATATAATATTTCATCATTAAGTAGGATGATGAAATATTTGTTTCTCTTAAGAAATATTCTTCTGAAAAATAAAAAAATCTTTCATAGTTTCTTAGTGACAAATGACACAATGCAAGATAATAATAAACATCTAAATCAAATGGTCTTTCTAAATTCCATTTTTCTAGTATTTTTAGTTTTTCTTTTCTATCGTCTGGTGGGTTTTTAGAAGATAATACTATTTCTTCATTTATTTTAGCTTCTTTGTTTATTATTGTTTCATATATTGGGTTTATGAATTTTTCTTTTTTCCATATTCTAAGCTCTTTAGAAATTATATCGTTTTGAAAAACATATATTTGTTGGGATTCATTAGTATATTCTAATATTTCTTTTCCTTTTACTAAAATCTCCCAAGGATTTATGTACATATTAATTTTTTTGGAAAGTTCATTTCTAATATCGCAAATTTTTTGATCTTTCTCTTTAAAATCTATTATTTTTATATTTTTATAGTTTGAACAAATTTCTAAAGTTTTGTCCTTGCATCCTAAATTTCCTATTAATATTTCGCAATTAATATCAATTAAAGAATCCAAAGTTTTCTTAATTGTATTTTCATTGTTTTTTACTAATATTTGTATTGTCAACATTTTTAAACTTGCTATTAATTAAAAAATCTAAACATTCTGCTTCATAAATTAAATTGTTTTTTTGATAATATCTGAAAAGTTCTTTGTACCCCTTTTCCTCACTAGGGCTTTCTATAACTTTTAATAATCCAGATATGCATTTTTCCCAATTAATCATACTATTTTAAATTGAGTATAATTTTTATAAAAATCTAGGAGATTAATGAGTAGTGAGTATTTAAATAACAAATTTTTTGAAAAAATAATATGTCAATTTCAAAATTGTAGAAGAGAAAAATTTAGATTGGAAATTTTGATTGAAGATATAAATTTTACAATAATAAGAAAAAACAACAAAAATATAAATTGCTGTGCTAATAAAGAAGATTTATTAGAAAAACAAAGTAATTATAAAGAAACTTGTCAAGAGTATGAAGACATTAAGAAAAAACTTGCCATAGCCTTTTTTACATTATCAGAAAATATAGTTAGATATGCCAAATTTCAGTTAATAGATATGGATGATGCTATTCAAGAAGGAGTTATGATTTGTTTTGAAAAAATTAATAGATTTGACCCCAGAAAAGGCAAGGCATTTAACTATATGACAACTTGCATACTAAATCATTTTAGACAGTTGTATAGGTCTGCTAGGAATTATAATGAATTGAAAAAGAAATACTTAAAACACGTGCAATTTTTTCATAATCAATTAATTATAAAAAATGGAAAAGAAATTTTTATAGAAAGATCAAAGTAATATTGATTTATATTAAATAATATACTATATTTATAAATATGAGCAATATTTTAGATGAAATGGAAAGACAAGAACTAATTAATAAACTTATAGAAAATGGGTTTGGAGATATAGTTCAAGTTTTATTAGAAAATGAAAATAAAGTTTATACTAAAAAAGGTAGACTGAATAAAAGTGGAGCTTGTAGAAAATTAAAATTGAAAACAAGAGAGCTAGAAGATAAATTACAAGAAATGAAAAATCTTCTAAAAAAAGATTTGGATTGAGATAAAACACTTTTATTTAGTCTATAAGATTTCAATAAACTATATAATGAATATAACTAATTTAGACTTTGAAAAAGACATTAGATTTTCTATTAAGCCATCTACTATTCCTAAAGCTGGATTTGGTCTTTTTGCTGAAGATGATATAAAAAAAGGCGATAGATTATATGTCTTTGGAATAAGCATCAAAAAATTTGATGATATAAATAAATGCACTAATTATGCTAGAAATTATAAATTTGCCGATCCAAAAGATAAAGAAAGGTGCATTATTCCTTTCAATTACGCAGGAATGATAAACCAAAATAATAAGATATTGAAAAATGCAGAAATTTCTAATGATGGAGAAAATCTTTATTTTGAATTCATCAGAGATATTGAAAAAGATGAGGAAATTTTTACATACTACGGAGACGGTTGGTGCAGCATAGATTCAAAAGTTATGGCTTTTATAGATTCTATGATTACTCAATGTAGGCACGATCATATCGAAGGGTAAGATCAATAGTTAAATAATTATTGTCTTGCATATCTAACTCTCCCCATTCTATATTATTCGGCCAAACATTAATAAATTTCCATGTTTCAATAACATTTCCACATCCATCGTACATTTCCAATGTTGCATTTTCTTTTTTAAATTTTCTATCATCTCCTCCGTAACCTACCTTCCACGTTCCGTTTTGCGTGTCATATTGTTCTTTTATCCAATTGAGAACAGGGTTTTGATTTTTTTTCAAATCATATAAAGTTAAATTAATTGGCTTCCAATCTGGCTTTGAAGGATAATATATTATCTCATTTAAATGCTGAACTTCTACCTCTTTAAAGCTCAAACTAGGCCTTGCACCCTTCTCAGGAGGCAATGAATTTACTCCTTGGGCACAAACTTCGTCTATTTTAAATAGCCATCTAAACTTCCTCATAAGGCATAGATCGGGCTTCTCTAATCCGAAGTCAAATCCCATTTGTTGAGCCATTTTTATTCCTCTTTAAATAGGCACAAGAGGGTTTATAAGATAAACCCTCTTGTGTTTTATATGAATGATAATTTTATAATAAATATCAAGAGCAGCTTTCGCAATTTGGTGAAGGTTCTTTGACGCAACCAGAGAGCGACTTGTAAGCAACGTTTGAGTATCTTAGAGTAACTTCAATTGTAACTTCTTCGGAAGAAGCATAATCTAGTTCTCCAAAATTTACTGCTTGTGGCCACATGTCTCCTAGGGTCCATTGTTCAAGAGCTGTACCGCAACCATCATACAATTTCAAGCTACCAAGCCCAGCATAACCTCTTCTGATGCTATTTTGCTTTAGTGAAACTGGCTTTGTATAATCGTATACGTTTGCTAGCCAAGTCCAAAGACCTTCGTTTCCTGTTCCGCCGCTGACTGCAACGTCATAATAGGTAACAGTAAGAGTTTCCCAAGTGCCTTTTCCTGGAATCCAGGTCTTTGCATTTAGGTAATTAATTTCCTGTTCTTCTATTGTGATATTTGGTCTTGCTGCGGTCTTAACAAAGTGTTCTGGGACCAATTGAGCTCCTTGAGCCCCTCCATCCTGTTGTTTGAAAACTTCAAATGTCCACCTAAACTTTCTCTTATGTAGAACACCTGAGCCACCTAGTTGGCCAATACCCATGTCTATCATTTTTTATTCTCCTTATTTTTTTACTTAATTTTTTCTTAGAAACTTTCGGCAATTCCTTCAAAACTGCCTGTTCTATGAATGCTAAACTCAAGGAACATAAATTCTACCGCTCTTGTTGGTTGAACACCAATTCTGGCTCTGAATTCATTTCTATCAATAACATCCGGTGTATTTAGCTCGGTGTCTGCTTTGATAATGAAATCTGTCAATCCTCTTCCAACTTGAACTTGTTCAAGAATCTTAGTTGCTATTGTGATGAACTTCTGTCTGAATATTTCATCATGTGGTTCGAATAGCAAGATTCTAGAAGCAGCTCTAATTCTCTTTTCTATTACGAACATTAATCTTCTTACGTTGACTCTATCCAATGCTGTTGGTTTTCTTTGTAGTGTCTTTTGACCCCAAACAACATAGTCTTGTGAATCAATGTATTGAACGATAGGATTGATTGCATTTCTATTTCCATACATCAAGTCTCTTTCTTCTAATGTTGGTCTGCTGAAAACGTCTGTTATATTTGGAACAACGCCTCTAGTTAGACCCGCTGGTGCAAACCAAGGTGCTGCCAAGAAGTCGTTTCTGGCATAAACAGCCATTACAGAGCCACTTGGTGGAACCCATACGTCAACATTGTTGAATATGTCACGGATCTTGACCCATGGCCAGTATAGTGCAGCAAAGTCAGAATCAAATCTAGTTGTGTTCAATGGATGAGAACCGTTTTGCCACATTACTATTTCCTTGACAGTTAGTCCGAATGGAGGATCAATAATTGCCAAGCAATCTGATCTTACATTTTGACACATGTCAATTAGGGCCAAAACTACGCCGGTTGAACAATGGCCTGGAACAGCAACAATATCAAGATCAATTTGTTCTGGTTCGCTCAAGGCATATATTCCTGACATTCCTAGTAGATTTCCAATTATTAGATAATCTTGATCATCTGGGTCTGCTGGTATTCCGTCTTTTCCACCTGATAAACTATAGGTTCCATCAAGAGGAGGAGCAGGATTATCAGTGTTATCAACAACTCTTACGTAGTCAGAAACTAAAGATAAGAATGTTTCTACATAAAATCTGCTGGACTCATCCTTGGTAAGATTTCCCCAAGATTCCATTTGGACTCCATTGTTATAAACTTCCATTATGAAGTTGCCTTCTCTAATGTTATTCTTAACAACAATTTGAGTCGCATTTCCATCAACGCCCGCTGTATCGGCAGTAACTCTAACAGAAACATCTCCCGTTGTGTTGCTGTCTCCTGATACTAAACCTAAGTCTTGGATGTTGGCATCTCCTGTTACTCCACTAGGAGTAATGCCCTCGGCTGTGTACCATATTCCTGGAGTTGATTCGTCATCGGTTGGATCTTCTAGTGGTTGGTCAAATCCGAAGAATTCAAATGTTGAGCTTTCGCTCTTTATTAGTATTCTTGCGTCTCTACCATGGTGTAATGTTTTTACCGAAACATTGTTTCCAACTGCAACTGCTTCAAATCCTCCTGGAACGTCTCCACTGCTTATTTGGTTATTGATTTCTGTAACCACAGCCGATGTTGAAACTGTAGAATCACCTGCAAAAGTTGACAAGTCAATTACTTGAACAACATTGTCTATGTTTACATTGTCTGTTCCGTCTACTACAACTTGTAGATCATATGAAGTTAGTTTTGTAAAGTCCCAATTTCCTGCGGTGTTGTATGAATCATCTGGATACATATCCAAAGCACCTGTAAATTGAGCAACAGTTAATCCTTGAGCCAAACCTGTTGGATGGTCTACTCCTATTGGTCCATAAATTGCATCTTGAACTGATACTAGTTCTAGTGTTGCACTAGGTCCGAAAGAAAATACTGTTCTAACTGCAATTTTTGCACTTACTTCATCTGTTGCAAAGAATTCAATTCCATCTATATCTGGAACTAACTGTGAATTTAAGTCTTCTGCTAATTGAGCAGCAGAGTAGCCTGAGTCATTTACTACCGGATCTGGATGGTCTGAGTTAGCTAATACAACTAGTGTTTTTGATGCCAAAACTCCATTTAGTCTCCATCTCAAATAACCAGCCTTATTGAAATCATAATTTCCGGCAGTGTCAGATTGGAGAATTACTTGGCCACCAGCGCTAGGAACTTCTACGTAGGCTGCTGTTGCTGCTTCTGAACTTACTGCGTCTGTGTCAGCAACTCTTACTATGTATAGTTCATTGGCAACCAATAAATATTGCTCGGCGGCGTATATTAGATAAGGGTCGCCACTTTCTGGATGCGGATATCCAAATACAGTATTTAGCTGTCTTCTTGTGGATATCATCGTAGGTATGTTTATTGGTCCTTTGCTTGCAAATCCAACCAGTCCAGCTCTGTGAAAAGATTGCTCTGGAGCAATAAAGCTTAGATCTTTTTCAGTTATACGAACTGATGGTGAAATTGTATTTGAAGGTGGAAAACCTTTTAGTATTGCCATAATTTTATTCTCCCTTGTTCAACTCTTTTTTTGTTAGGTATCTAGTAGAAATCAAACCCATTTTTTCTGCTCTTTCAACATATTCCGTATTTCTTTCATCTTCTAGGTAATAAGTATTACGTCCTGCTCCTAAACCTGGAATATTTAGAGTTGTAAAAGCTTTAGGGGCCTTTCTTGATCTAATTACTAACTGTACTGGACTTTTCATTTTATTTTTTATTTCGATCATTATTGCCCTTTCTTATACTCTTCAACTTCTTCTTCTAACCTTCCTAAAACTTCTTTGATTTTATTTTCCTCTACACTGTTGTAAAAATCAATTTTAGTCTTAAGTACCGACTTCTTACGAGTTATCGGCTGTGGTATATATGTCTTAGCGGTAAAATTTATTTCATATTTTATTATTCTTTGATTTTGATCGCCAGGCTCATAATCAACATTGTTTGCAACAGAGTCTAAACTTACCGTTGTTTCCCAATGAACACCACGTACACTTATATATGCAATAGGAGAAAATTTTAAAAATATTTGTTCTAAAATTTGATCTACGTCTTCCATAAACATAGTCCAAATTAATAAAGTATAGCCTTTATTTATAGGAATTCCGCGAGAAACACCGAACACAGTATCTCTTTCATATTTTTCTTTTATTGCAAATCCTGGCTTGCCATCAGATCGTAAGTCTCTTAAGTAATCTAAAGCTCTATGATATGTGTATCTTTCTGTATCGAAATCCATTGAATTTGAATAAATTGCCATCATTGGCAATCTTATTCTTTCAACAACCAAACTGCCGTCTTTTCTAGTGTTATCTTGAAGTATCCAAGCAACTGCTTTTTCTTGAGTTCCCCATATTATTGGTACTTTATGAGCTTTTCCATCTTCATCTATTACCACTACGTTATTGAATAAATTCAACATTGCTTCATCGCAACCTCTTATACTTTTTGAATATCTATAAACCACTTCTCTAGTGGGGGATTTTATATCTTCTACAATTTGTCCGGTTTGAATTGGATCGCATTGAGCTTCTTCCCCCAGTCCAATTTTTTTATTGGCTGATTCTTCTAGCCACCCTAAATCTGGGCCCTGCACAGATTTTAAAGTTTCTTCATTTTTGCCACATTGACTAGGAACTTGGTCTTTATTTAATTGAGACTGAATGGGACTTTTGGCATTGCATTCATTTATACTTTTGTTGGGATAATTTCCTGGATCTACAGACATTTGTTTTCCTCACTAATTTATTTAGTAAAGATATGAAATATTATAAAATTGTAAAAAAACAAGTTAAAAATCCTAAAAAGCCTTATATTAAAGAAATAATTATAAATAAAAAACCTGTTTTTCCAAGAATTATGTTTTGGAAATCACTGATTAGGAAACTCACCAAATAAAGCTTTTTTCATGTTTACATTGCTGGCTCCTGTTGCACTTTGAATTGACTGTCCAATTTGATGCAATAAAGCATATCCTTTATTTTTATTTTTCATTTTAGAAATCAAATTCAATAATTTTCCTAAAACATTTTGCATTTGAGAGCTAAGAACTTTTAATTCTTTATCTTCTTCATTCCAATTGCTAATTAATTCACTTGGTTTATATTCTTCAAGTTTTGGATTTGAGTGCAAATGGTAATCTTTATCATCCATGTACATATCTGAATCTCTGTCGTAATATTTTCCTTCTTTTGGATCATAGTAAACTACCTTGCCACTTTTTAGCATAAAAGGGCCTTCTAGTCCTTCAATTTCTGTATATCTGTCTTTATCTATTGGCGGCATCTTTTTGCCGTACTTGTTCAGTACGGATTGAATAAATTGTTTTTTTTGATCCACAGAATTTTGTTTGTTTTCTACTATCCAATTTGAAAATTTTTTCATTTTTATTTTCCTTATTTATCAACTTCTTTTATTTAGATCATTTAAATCAAAATCTGGTTTTTTTTCTGTAACTTTTCCTTCTCCTGTAGTTATGCTTTCTTGGAATCTTTGACATAGAATTTGAATTCTAATTTGACTCCAAAGCATTGTTTCTCCTATATTTCTTTGAATTATTACCCAATCTTCTTTTCTATGAGGCGTATGAATTCTAGATCCTATTTTTGGAGGATGTCCTACTCTATCCAAAACATCTCTGTAATTTAGATCAAAAATTATTTCGTCTGGCGAATCTATTCCGAATGCATTTTGATAATTTTGATTAGGTATAGGCTCGTAACTTGCGTATAAAACTATAGGATTATTAGACCAAATTTTGCCTCTGTCTTCCCTATAAACCCTATCCAAAGAACCAGTTTGAATAAAAACTTCATAATAAAAAATAGGGGATCCATATATCTTTATCATTTCTGCATCCCAAGTGTTAAATAAACAACGCTCGGGATTATCTGGGTCGAATTGATCCAAACTACCTATAGGTTTATATGGAGAACCATCTGAATTTTTTAGCATAAGCCTCCTTGCGTTATTTATGCAATGAAATTAACTTAATTGAACTTGAGGACGAACAGCTATTTCTCCGCCGCCAGAAGGCAAAGCAAAAGGTGCTCCTGGGAATCTTTCAGCCCATAGCAAATTGCCCGTAGGAGTATCTGTTACGTAGTATCCGTATACACTTTCTCCAACTGAGAATGTGAAGGTGATACCAGCACTATAAAGTGCAGAGCTAGTTCCGTCTGTTGTTCCAACGCTCCATGAGCTTCCTGATAGTGTTGCCGAACTGTAACCTGATGAAGTGGCCTCAGTGTATGTGCTTGAAACATCTAATTCTGATGGTGTTATATCGTTTACGTATAAGTGCAAAACTAAATTAGTTGGAGATACATTGTTTACTATGTATTTTAGTAATCTTACTTCTCCCACGTTGGGTACTACCAGGGCCATAATTTTTCTCCTAAAAAAGTGATTTGTCTTTTATTATATATAAGTGAATAATTATTTTTTTTTTACCAATATGTCAATTACCGATAAAGAGGGAAAAGTCTATAAAATATCTGGGCCAAATAAACTTGCAAAAGCACAAGTTTCTTGGGATATTAAAAAATTGGTATTTCATAACTTTAACTGGCCAGAAATTAGAACATCTGCTGACAAAAAAATAACAAAAAATAAAATTAAAATTAAAGAAAATATACAAGAAATAAAACAGCCAGAAGTTCCAATTGCAATTTCAGAAGAGCAAATTTCTTATAAAGAATCACAATATCAAGAAATTAAAGAACCCGAATATAAAGAAACTCAAGAGCCAGAACAAGAAACTAAAAAAGAGACTTTAGAATTTGAACTTCCAATGATTAAGTATAAGGTTCTAATGCACTGTCTTCCAGCAGAAAGAAAAAGTTATCAAGACAATCTTTACGGAGAAAGTTGGACAAAAGTTACTTACAAAAAGAAATTTATTTTTCCTGCTGTTATTATTGATAACGAAGATTTGTTTATGACCTTTTGGTCCTCAGATCCAAAAGAAAAAATAACTCTAGATTCTATTGTCTATCCTTTTGTTTATGAAGTTTATGAAGAGAGCACTGATTCTTACAATCGAGTTCCTTATAACCAACATAGATGGTGGAAAATAGTTGAAAAAGAAAACAAAGATATTGGTTGGATCTATAAGGCCATACCATCCGACAACCAACCAGATTTTTCAGATTGAATTATTTGAATATTTTAGCGTCATTAGGAACTTCTTTTGTTAGATTAACTTTCATTCCTATCTTTGACAAAGATTCTTTATGCTGCTCAACAGAAAGATGAAATCCTCTTTGAAAGCAATCGCTCACTAACTTAACAAATCCAGTTACGTCTTCCTCAACAGTAAGACCCACACAAATTCTATCTATGAATTTTTCATTTTCTCCATATTTTTCTTTTAATATCTCAAAAAGATATTTTTTAATATTTGGAGCATGAGGATTTGCAAAAAAATTTGACCAACTCATGTCATATAATAGTTTATTTTATTTAAAAATAATAATACATATCTTAGGAGAAAAATCATATGCCTTGTGGAAATAATACTTTAGCTATAAATAGACCAAGTAAAGACAATATGCAATCTATGCTTTGTTCTTCTTCTTGCAATGACTTAGGTCCCTTAGATCCTTTAAATAAAAATAAATTAGGGCCTAGAAGACAAAGAGAAAAAGTAAGAGAGCAAATTAAAGAGTATTGTCTTCATATGCTAGGGGCTCCGGTAGTCAAATTGGAGTTTGACGAACAAAATTTGGATTTTTGTGTCGATCAGGCAATGAAAGTTTTTGAAGATTATGCTGGAAAAGAATATTTTTCATATTATGTATTCAATACTACTCCTGGTAAAAGCATATACGAAATGCCACCAGAAATAGGAATGATTAGAAATGTTTATTACAAAGAAACAGGAACTTTTGCTTTTCAAAGCACAGACTTAAATGGCGCAATACCTATCGAATATTTTTATCCAGGTGGAGCCTATGCTAGTATACAAGGCGGCTTAATAGATCCTGTACAACCAATGTGGGGCAGAATGGGAGAATGGGCGCTTTACAAACAGTATGAGCAAATGTATAGCAGAGTAAGTTCTAATTTAGGTGGTTGGGAATTTATAGGCGGATTTAATACCATAAAACTCTATCCAGTTCCATTTAGAGTTCAAAAAGTTATAGTTCATTATATGCAAAAGCAAAAAGATTGGGCCGAGGTCACACAGGCAATTCAAGAAGGCGCTTTGACTTATCTAAAAGAAATTTTAGGCAGAATAAGAAGCAAGTATCAAAGTGTACCAGGAGCAGGTGGAAGTGTCGCTTTAGATGGACAACAACTACTTCAAGAAGCAAGAGAAGATAGGCAAAAATGGTTTGATGATTTGATTTATAAATTTGGTGACATATTACCAATTACTTTAGATTGACAATAGGCAAGTAAATAACTTACAACATGGAGTAAAAATGCAGTACGAGTTTAATTTCAGCCCCGATTTCCCAATGTCCTCATATAACACGGAGGGCGGCCTTGATTCTTCCACCTTCATCAAGAATAATAATAAAATAGAACTAGTCAAAGACGGT